CGACGCCCCGCGAGGTGTTCATCACCCGGGAGCAGTTCCAGGCCCTCCACGACGCCGCCAAGGCCCCCCACGTCAGGCTGTTCCTTATGCTCGCCTGGTTCACGGCTGGACGGAAAGAGGCCCTGCTCTCCCTGACCTGGGACCAGATCAATTTTAAGACCGGCGTGGTGGACCTGGGGGCTGGCGTGGGCAACAAAGGCCGTGCCAAGCCACCCATGAGCCCATCCCTGAAGAACGCTCTCCAGGAGTCTAAAAAGGCCGCTGTGACGGACTACGTAGTGGAGTGGGCCGGCGACCGCGTGAGGTCGATCCGCAAGGGTTTCGACAAGGCGGCCCAAGCCGCCAAACTTCCCGGAATCACCCCCCACGATTTGAGGCGGTCAGCCGCCCGGGTGATGATCGAAAAGGGCATCCCCATGAGCGAGGTCAGCCAGTACCTCGGGCACAGCTCAACGGCGGTGACGGAAAAGGTTTACGGGCGCTTCAGCCCAGGATATCTCCGCAAGGCTGCCGAGGCCCTTGAATAGGTGTCACGATTAAATTGGTGCGGTGATTTCGGTGCGGCAATTAGGACAGTGCCCCTCGGGGCAAAGTGAACCGAAACCCGGTACGAAGCGTGTACAAAGGACCTTATTTAGTGCATACAGTTCGTTGATGGAGCATGGGTTTTGAGCGTGAATCAGCTTTCGGGAGGCAGAGGTCGCAGGTTCAACTCCTGTCACTCCGACCATATTTTCCCGATGTTTCTTGCTATTGCTAGGACAGTGCCCCTCGGTTCCGATGAACCGGGTGGGCGCCGTTCTGCCTTTTGGGAGTGCTTCTAATATGACGATGAGAGAGAAGCTTGCGGAGGCTATCTATGAAACTTGCAACACATTTTGTCCGTGGGCGAACTGCTCTACGAATGAGCAAGATTTGTGGCTACTAACTGCAGACTCCGCCCTGGACGCTCTGATGGAGCCTACCCCGGAGATGGCCGTGGCTGGTGACGACATTCTTTCTGACTGCATGGATAGCGACTACAGCTCCAACGCAGACGGCGACCGCTACGAGTACCGGTACTTAATGCCCGGTTCTGCCGGAAAGACGTGGGCGGCAATGATCAAAGCAGCTAAGTCCGCCTGAAGCGGCTCCCACCCTAGTGTGATGGGATTTGGAGAGCGCCTTAGGGCGCTTAAACAGGAAGAGGTTTGCAGGATGAACATGGATTACGTGCACGCAGCCAAGGTGGTGGCCGACCTTCTGCAAGAAGATGACAGCGCGTACGAAGCGCTTCCCGACGCTGCATTCGAGTTTGGCAAACGAGCTATCTCTGCGCTGCAAGCAGCTGGGTTTAAACTTTCGCATGAGCCCGTAGGCAATCCCGCTGCTACACGCGCTTAAACAGGAAGGGGTTTGCAGGATGACCATTAATCAACGTCACTTACACGCGGCGGACTTGCTCAACAGGCAGCCGTCGATGATCGAAACTCAACTGCGCGGTCTGCTGGTCGAAGCGCACAATGACCGCTCCGCCCTCCTCATGCTGCTGCACAGGTTTGTTGATCATTGCGAGTACAAGACGCCAGCGGGTGCCACGAATTGCCGCCACTGCGACAACAACATGGACCACGAAGGCACCTACAAGAATATGCACGCTGAGGATTGCATCATCAGGACCGCTCAAGGGGTGCTCACATGAGCATGGGCGTGCGCGTCCCGACGCAAGACGAAAACCTCCGGCTGTTGAAAGAGAACGACCGCATGCGCGGATGTTTGATGGCCATCGCGAACTCAACCCACGACACACCGGGAGATGTTTTGGCGACCATCGCATACGATACGGTGTTCAATGGGATCACCAGAGATGTGGCCGAGTATCAGATTAAGAAACGGACTGAGGACGAGGAAGCACGCAAGCGACCACAACGCCTCATGACAGTCTCTGAATCTCGCTAAATTTATCTGATTCAGGCTCTCAAATCAGACTTTCTCCTGAAAATTGATAACACATCAAAACCTGAGGCCGCCTAAGCGGCCATCCACCACATCACCAGACACGCCACAAACCCAGTTAGAGCACCTCTCCAAAAGGCTACATGCTCCCACCACTCTATAAAGCTGTCACAGGCTTTAGCGGGGTCCAAGATGTACACCGTTGGAATAGGTTAATTGGTACGCCGCTAATGCGGCGTTGACCGCTGACACGGCGGAGACTGGGGGAACGGGAGGGTTTCCAACGGGCGGTGCGGTCGGGCTTGCGCAGCCCGACAGTAGGAGTAGAATCCCCCACGCTGCGGCGCGATGCCTGGTCGTCGTGCCATGGGTGCCAGTTCGATAGTGCACTTCGTCGTGAATTCGAACCGTAGTAGCGCGAGCCATCACGCCGCAGTCTTTCACTTCGGTCCCAAGACCGCATACCCGTTCACCATATTCAGCTTGTAGCTCTGCAAGCTGTAATTCACCCCAGCCACATTGCCCGCACTAGCTGGCGGGGGCGGTCCTGGGGTTGACGTGAACGGCGGATAGCAAAGCCGTAAGGCTTCATTCACCGCAGCCATACCGTAGTTTGCCAGCCACGCCTGAGGCCCGCCTGCTGCTGTGACATTGGCCTCGAAGTTTCCATCCGGGCTCATGTTGTGGGTGCAGCCGTACCAGAGGCCATCGTTGTGCTGCTCGAACACACCGATGTAAGCCCCTATCACAGCGGTATCGTAGGCCCAGACTGATACGGTGAGGCCATAGTCGGGGATTGTCAGAGTTGGCAGGTTGAGGCCGCCCGGCTTCTGGAACTGGGCGTGTGCCGGCGCCGACAGGAACAGCGCGAGGGCAAACAGGGCTACTTTGAACATAGGCGCATCCACTTCACGTCATGGGCCTCAACCTGGGCCACGGTTTCTGGGCTATCGAGGACTGAATAGGTAATCGGCTCGAACACCGCGCACGCGCCCTTAATCCCTGCGGAATCGTGAGCGCACATTGTCAAGCTCGACAGTAGTGGGAGGGCGAGCAGCGTCGATAATGTCTTTGACGGCCTGTTCATCGGCTTCGGCCTTTGCTTCAGCTTTTCCGGCGTCGATCAGTTGGCGGTCCTTGAGGAACCCGAGGAAGGCCCCGAGCGCCTCAAAGAACGCTTTGATTGCCGCGATCATTTCTGTTCGGGGATCTTCACGCCAAGGCTCGTAAGAGCCGATTCAACCTTGGCAAGGATTTCGTCGTCCTTCTTGGTCGGGGTCAGGGCAACGACGCCATGGATGGCGGCGAATACGAACCCGGCGACGCCGAGGATTTCAGTCCAGTGGGCAGTAAGAAAACTCATGTCAGTAACTCCATGTGGTTGGACGTGGGGTGGATACGGTGTTGTCGCAGGTATCAAGGTGGATGAATCTCGCTCCGGGCGGCCCCTTCTGGCTGATGCCGATTCCGCGCATCCCGTGCTTGAAGGCGGCGGCCAGAACAGCGTGGGCTTGCTCGCCCCAGACACGGATGTCGGCTGCACGCCCGCTTGTGTGCGGTCCAGCGTCCCCGGTGTCGCTCACCTTCGCGTTGTACTCAGGGCTGCGGTATCCAGAGGCGATGGTCATTGCAAACCCGACCTCGTTCCTGATGGCCTGGAGCTTGTCCATGAACTCTTCATCAACCTTCAGGGAGCCATCGCCCTTGCAAGCCATTTCGTATGGGGAGAAGTCTTTCCAAGGCCAGTGGTCAGGCTCGACCAGCTTCCAGTTCGATGCGGTGATCATTCGTCTACGACCTCTCTGACCGCTTCAGGCAGAACGACCACGTTGTGCGAGTACAGGTAGTCCGAGAGCCGGTGGATCCAGAGCAGGGCCGTTGAAGGGTCCAGGGCGCATAAGCGCCCCCCACATGAGAGAATTGCCGGCGTGTCTGCTGTGTGCGGGATGATGTACGGTTTATCGTGGGTCATTTCTTTGTAGCCATCTGGAGTATTCTGCGCATTGCCTCGGGGTTATCGCGCATGACTTGGGAGAGGCCGTTTGCAAGGGTGTTCACCACGGCTTCCTCTTGCTGGCACGTCTCGCCAAGGCCGCTCTGGTAAAAGATGCCGTGCAGGATTTCGTGGATTAGTGTGTTTGCAATGGCGCGTTCGCCGCGCCCGGCCAGCTTCGCGCGTATGGTATTTGTCTCGCTGGAGAAGCTTCCTTCGTCCTCAGCGGTCGCGGCCATAGCTTCTAGGCTATATGTCTCGTACCCGATGCGGAGGGTCTTAGGCAGCCACGCCATAGCGTTCTCCTAATGCTGCCATGCTCACAAAGTGATAGTCCTGCACATGACCATGCTGGATGCTCATGTCCGCGATGCCGTATGACCAACCAGTCAGAGAGTGCTGTGCGTAGTCCTCGATATGCTGATCAGGGAGCGCGCAGCCAACGTTAATGATCTGGATGTAGTTGTTGTGCCCAAGCTTCGGCGCGCGGTGACGGCGTTCAACGTGGCTGTGACCGATGACCCAATCACCAATAGCGTCGTTGGCGATGGCCCCACCCTCGGCGTTCTTGCCACCATAGGTTTTGCCAAGTTTATTTAGGCAGGCGTGCACGAAGGAGACGCCGCCCACCGAGTAGGGCGTGCCGTATGGGCTATAGGTCCAGCCGTTGTTCTTCAAAATGCTGTCGATGGTTGCGGACAGCTTACCGGCCATCTCCGGGTTCTCGTTCTCGTAGGCGTACAGCCTGCGTTCGTGGTTCCCCAATGTGATATGCCGGTCTACCCCGTCGATCTGCATCGCCTGCAGAGCAAGGTTGAAACTGCCCATATCGTTCTCAAACGAGGGTTTGAGCTTGCCGTCTAGGGTGTGGTTCGGTGTGTGCGTCGATAGGCTGTCCATCGTGGCGAAATCGCCAATCTGGATAACCAAGTCTGGCTTGGTGTCGCGGATGTACCTGCCCATCCACTCAAATCGTGACTTGTCGGGAATGGCTGGTGAGTCGTGCGCGTCACCGATGCACACCACGCGGATCTTTGAGCTAGTGGCTCGCAATTCCTGTTTGATCGTGAAGTGTGGCCGCGATGCCTTGGAAAGCCGTTCGCGTGCTTCATCCAACTCCGACCGCAGCCCCGCGATGATGCTCTGAAGGTCGGTAGTGTCTACGACCTCTGGAAACTTAAGGGGCGTAAGCCCCTCCAAACGGGCCTGCCTCATCCTATGTTTGAACGTGTTTATATTCACGCTCAACGACTCAGCCGCTTTAGTTTGGTTCCCCCCGCACACCGAAAGAGCGTCAACCGCCTCTTGTAGTGCCCCGTCTGGGAATTTGGGGGTCATTCGTGGCCCATGAATTTTCCCACGACAGGCAGCACCAGACCGTTCCCAACCAGCCAGGCTAGGGTGCCTATGACAGCCCAAAACAGCCGGCGTGACTGTGCCGAGCAGTCTGTAATGTGCGCCTGAAGCTGTTGCCCCAGTTCACCGATCCGACTGTTCATTAGGTCAAAAACTCGGTCGGACTCTCTGCGGTCTTGTCTGCTAGTGTCTGGAGCCAACTCACATCTCCTTAATAGGTGTGGCTTGGAAGTCGTCCCGATCCCTTGTCTCACCAGGGGGTCGGGGCGCGCTGTTCAGGAAAGGATTTCGTTGGCCCTCTGCTGTGTAATGAGTCCCGCCGTCACCATGCTTTGCACCGTCAATTGGAGCGTGGTCTTGGGTGTTCCGTCTTGGTTTCGTGCGTCAGTCTCAAGCCATCGGATGTTCTGCCACACCGTCTGATCTGGATGGTCGCAGCCGAAAAACGTCATCTTTTCCTGGTCGGTGAGTTTGCTCTGCAGCGTCGGCTCGTTAATCACCACCGCAACAATTTGGCCGTTTTCATAAAAAAGGTCGGGCATAGATCACCTATACGTAAAGCCACATGGCCGGGACCGTCCCGCCAGAGCCAGGATCAACAATGGTGTTGGTCGATGTCGGAGCGGTCGATGGGAGCGCCCCATAAGCCTGGGCTGCATAATCCCCGATGGGCCAGCCCGTGGCGTCCGGGCTGAAGGTGCCGATTTGCGTGGTAATCGGGGTCGGGGTTCTGAACCCCACACTTGACACCTGCAATAGTGTGCAGAGCGAGTAAAAAACAGGCGTGGTGTCGGAGATGAACGAAAGCCACACCCATTGAGGCCCGTTCACAGTCACCGACGAAGCCAACGTGCGAAGCCCAGACGCTCCGGTTAGCGTTCCTTCGCCGAAGTCTTTAATCAGCGCGCCCGGGCCGCCCACATCGGTATAAAGGCCGATGCGGAACTTTTTTCCGTTATCCGCTGCGCCAGAGTTGTATGCCTTAGCCCCTGCAAAGGTGGTTGTTTCGGGGACATAAAACAGAACCGAGTAAAGCCTGTTTGCAGTAACCGTTACGTCGGTGGGGCCGTATGGGACTAGGTTTGTTGGGGGATATGATTTACCCGCCAGCTTCTTAGGAGGTGCAATCCCGTTCCATACGCCATTAGCAAAAGCGACCATTAGACCCATCCATCCGTTGTGGTGCAGCTCAGCGGGATAGTCTGCCGCTGCGTAAATGAGACAGTCCCGGCGACGCCGTTAATCGTGCCGTAGACGTAAAGCGGGTAAGGCCCGACGTAGACCAGCATTAGGAATTTGCCCGCCGAAACAGATGAATTGTTCAGGCCGACATACATGCCTGCGGTGGGCGGGTAGACCGTGTAAACGGCGTTGGCCGTGGTCGCGGCAAAGCTGGTGTTGTAGAACCCGCCGCTTGTAAGCCCCCAGACGTTCGCCTGCGCTTTGTTTGGCAAAAGCCACTTGCCGGCAGAAGCTTCCCAAGACACGCGGTATTGGCCGCCTGCTACCAGATCCCCGGCGTTTAGGGCCGACAGGTCGCCGTTAACGATTGTCGCCACGGTCCCGCCCGACACCGAAAGGGTCGGGGTCGTAGACGTGCTGGTGGCGTGGATCTTGATTAGGAATGACAGCCCCCCGGTATAGGGCGGGGTGATGGCCGGCGCCGGGGTCAAGGTGTAGGCGTCGATAGTCCCGGCGGTGGTGAAATACGTGAGGTCGTTGTCCTGGGCCTGGGAAGCCCGTAGGTACTCCGTCCTGGCCGACGCCAGGGCTACCCCAGTGTGCTTGAACCCCCCCATGGGTAGGTTCGCCGTGGCCGGGGATTGCCCATCCCTAGTAACGCAGTCCGTCAGGCCATCGGCAATAGCCTGGTCTTGACCATCCATGCGATCTGCGCGAATCTTGATCCCATTGGCTTTATCGGTCTGCCAATTGTACGGGAGGATAAATGTCCCGTTGCCGTCAAAGCCGCTCATTGGGCCACCATGATATTTTTATTGAACATCCTCACCTTCTGCGGCCTGCTGGCCTTGGGATTCCTGTTCAAATCAATTGAATGGGTCTGGGGCCAAGAAACCGTGACGATATTCGCCCTCGGTTGGATTGCCGCGACCGTGATGTGGCAGACTGCGCACCGCATTCGTTATGGCCTCTGGTTTGATCCGCCCGTTGTCGTGGACAACAGCGCGGGAGGTGTGCGGGCCAATAGCGGCAACGTGCGCGATCCGAATATTTGACCCATAGCGGCACGCTTACGGGCAAGCTCTAATAGGGCCGCCTGTTCTTTAGGGTCCTGTGAAACCAGCGGGGCCAATCTGTCAGAAACGGCGGCTGAGGGGCGAGTAAGTGCCCTACCAGCCGTCCTAGCGGCGTTCATCGCAGCCCCCCCAAAGTTACCCTTGGCGGCCTCTACGGCGATCCCCGATAGGTCGGAACCCTCGTCATTAGCCATGGCGTTGCGGAACGCGGTGCGGGAATTACCCAGCACATTGCGGCTTGTCTCAAAGAACTTGTTTTCCGCGCCCATCTGCTTGGCGAATTCATCAAAGGCGCCCTTATCCGGGAAAAGCGCCTCAAGCTTGTTCCGCATCATTTTCGTGCTAAAGAGGCGACGGGCAACGTTCGCGCCGTCCTGGGTGTTTTCCACCAAATCACCCAGGGCCTGCTTTGCGCCGATGCGCATGAATTGCTTGTCAACGTCTGTCAGCCCCTTAACCTCAGCAACATCAAGGGCGCTCTTGCCGCTTTTGATAAAATCCATCCCCTCATTCATCATTTCGAGCGCCCGCGAAGGGCCACCCCAAGCATTGCGGGCGGCCTTGTATGTTCCGTCCGTCAAGCTGTCGAGTTCATTTACTAGCGCCTTACGCATTTCCTCGACGCGCATACCCCGCTGCGTCATTTTTCCTGTTACTGGATTGCGGACCTCTTCAGCGCCAGAGCTAAGAATTGAATCAAGCCCTCGCTTTGCGGCATCAAGAACTCGCAGTGTCGGCATTTTTTTAATGATCAGGTTCGGATCATTAAGGTTTTCACCGTCCAAATACGTTGAGTAAATTGACGCGGTTTTGCCGGTAATGGCGCCCTCATCCAGGATATCTGTAATGCCGCGCTGCAATCCCTGCTGAAAGATTGGCCTCGTCTGTAGCCTATCAAGAAGCTCACTTCTCAAAGCCGTTGTAGTTCTTTTTTCATCGAAGGCCTTTTCGTACAGCGGACCAGCATCAGCACTCCGCTGCTTAAACAAAGCCTCAGTAGTCTGAGAAAAGTTCTCAGGCCCCATGCCTTGCTCTATCGCGTCAATAACGCGCGATCCTTGGCCGGACTGCCGCCCTTCAAACGTAGATTTCGCGGCATTGAGCGTCGCGCCCTGACGGGTAGCGGCGTTTTCAGCCAGCGCCTGCAGATTGGGCGAAACGTCAGCCAGTGTGGCCTGCGGCCCCATGTCTCTAGCCGCAGCCAACGCCTGATCCGGCGTTAACTTATCGGCTTGGAGAGCGCGGAACACGCGGCGGCCAGTGGATGACTCCTGGCCGTTTGGCATATGGTCAAGGATCGTCTGCCCTGCATCCTTGATGCGACCTCCGGCCCACTGCGCGCCCTCAGCAATCGCAGGGACAGCGGCGCCCATGGCGCCACCAACGGCGCCACCCATCGCAGCACCACGACCAACAGCACCAACGGATGGCAAGCCACCGCCTTCGCCCTCCGCTCCCGCAGCGCCCACTAGAGCACCCGGTACCGCGCCTTGGGCCGCATACCCCAGATAGCGCGGGATCTGCTTGCCGATCATATTGCCGGCAGACGTCAGTCCTTTATCGACCGCGCCGTAGATCCCACGAAATGCCGGGCTGACAATGCCGCCTCCAATTTCCCCGCCGTAAGCCTTTACCGGATTCGCATCACGATAGGCGGTGTTGTCCTGGCGGACGGATTTAAGCTCATCGTTGAAGCTATCCCCGCGCCCCATCGCCTTGTCCGCAAGGTAGCGTCCACCGGCAGAGACGTAATCGCTCACGCCACCAGTCATCCCGCGCGTCACCATGTCCTGGAAGCCCACACCAGCGTTCTCAGGCTGTGGGGCCTCTTCAGGCTGAGCCTGGGCCATGCGGGCGCGCGCCGACGCCATCGCGATAGCCCGCTTTTGCTCTATGGTCATTTCTGCCATAGGGCTTTCTCTTCATCTGTCATGTGAGCCCAAACGGACGGGTCTATCCCATCCGGCGCAGAGGATTTTTTGTTGCCAAAGTTGGCCTCATACGCGCCACCAGATGCGCTAATGACGCCTCTTACCTTTTCTTCGCGCTGCGCTTTTTTCTGGGCAACAACCTCTGGCTTATCGCCAAATTTCGGGAAAAAGGCGTCTGCGTATTCTTCGGCTTCGGCCTCGGTGATGGCCCCACCCGATTCCTGACGCAGCACAGCGAGGCCCCAGTTCTTTTTGGCCTGCTTATACTTCTGCAATTCGGGTGAGCTGGTGTAATTGGTAAGTGACCAGCCTTGGTTCCCTGTTGGGTCGAATTTCTTCGCCTTCGGGTCGGTCGGGTTCATCAGCTTGGCAACGTTTTCCTCTGATGTGAGGGCGTCATTGGCAAATCCAGCAGCCTTGCTCTGCTCACCGCTAAATTGACGCGGCGGCGCAGTCCGCACCTCACCAGACGTAATTCTGTCTTGAATTGACGGATCGTTGGGGTCGCCCGTGCCAATTTCTTGGCCGCTCCTATTGAACAACTTTACCGATGGCGCGGTAATCGGGGGCGCGAAACGATCCGGCTGTGCCAACTCTTCTTCGGACGTGACGGATCGGTTTTTCCCAAGCTCGCGGTCAAACGCGAATTTGGTGGATGGCGTTTTTGCTTCGCCTTTGGAATCTCCGAGACGATTGCCGAGCGTCCCGTCAGGATTTAGGGTGAAAACGCCCTGCTTGGTTTCGACCGTCTTGGGTTCGCGAACGGGCATGGGCTTGTCCGGGCCAGCCGCCACCTGCTGACCGTTGTTAAACGCGCGCTGGTTCTCACCGAGAACCCCAGTAAAGCCCTGCGGCGGCGCGAACTGGCGCGCAATGTCGGCAATATCAGGGCCGGATTTTACGGCGTTGCGTGGATTAAGCATACTGACGGCAGATGCCGCGCGTTCCTGCGGTTTCGCGGGCTGACCAAAGACCTGGCTATCAATGGGCGTCGGGGCGCCAATCATGTTATTGGCGTCCTGCTGCGTCATGTTTGGTTTCATGGCGAATTGCTGTGCAAGCGCCATGTTGCTTATGTCTGCCTGCTGAGACTTCTCCGCCTTCTCGCGCGCCTTCTTTTCAAAGTACGCGGAGACGATATCCCCGGTAGCGTCTGCAATACCCTGACCGATAGAGAATGTTGGTCGGGTTCGCGACTGTGCTAACTGCTGCGCTAGAGCGGAGTAATCGCCGTAATACGGGTCGGTTACCTGCGGGGAGGCCTGGGCCGCATATGGCGAATGAGTGGGACGGCGTGCCATGCTTAGGCCCCCATCGCCGCGCCGCCAATTTTCCCGACCGCCCCAAAGATAGAGCCTAGGATGGCTGCGCGCGCCTGCTGCTGAGCGTTGTAATTGCTGCCGGCCAGACCAACGGCATCAGGCGAACCCTGCGCCGCCGTGCTCTGGCTAATCGGCTGGTATGTCGGGTACTGCTGGCCAGAAATCGGCGTGCCGCTGAGATACGCCATCGCCTCGTTGATGTTCTGATTACGGCCCAGGATCTGGTTCTGCAGGTTGTTGTTGTAGAGCTGGTTGTTGTAATCGCCAATCTGCATACCCTGCTGGAACTGCTGGCCAAGCGCCTGGTTATTGAACCGGGAAAGGTCCATGCCCTGCGCGAAGTTCTGCGAAAGCGCGGCGTTATTGAGACCGACGTTCGTGACGTTCTGGCCGAAAGCGTCGTTCTGAGCCTGGTTGTTAAGCTGCGCATTGGCCATGTTCTGGCCGAAGCCCTGCGCCTGCGCGGCATTGTAAAACCCGGCCTGACCCTGATTCTGGGCGAACTGTTGAGCAAGGGCGGAGTTGGCAAAGTTGCCCTGCGTTGTAGCCTCGCCTACGCCCTGCTGACGCGCGGCAAGGTTCTGGCCAAACAGCGCGTTGGCCTGGGCGTTCCCCTGGCCAACCGCCTGATTGCGGGCGTCGGAATAGGCCGACTGCTTGGAGCGGTCGAAGTTGGCCATTTCCTGATTGTAGGCGTCAGAGCCCTGGGTGATGCCCTGGGCTGATAGACGTGAGCGCATCTGCTGTTCGCTCTGGTCGAACTGCGGGTCGAGGTATTGGGTCTGAGATGCGTAGTTGGCGTCCTGGGCCTGTTTGGCGAGGCCTGAGAAATCCGTGTTCAGCGATGGAGCGCCGGAGAAGTCGAGGCTGCGCTGAGCTTGGCCGCCAGAGTCAAAGCCATACTGGAGCGGAGCGGCGCCCACACTGGTGACAAAGTTGCCAGAGGTCGTGGCCGCGCTAGTCTGCAGCGGCGAATTCCAAGACGCATCGCCGCGCGCAAGCGGGGTGTTCCAAGACGTGTCCCCATAGGTCGAGGGGTTCTGTGGAAGCTGGAAATCTGTCCTGGGAGCGCCGGAAAGGCGTTGGTTGGCAAGATCCGTGAGGCTTTGGCTGGCGTCGGTCTGTCCCGTGAGAAGCTTCTGAAGCTCCGGGGAAAGCGTAGTGGTCTGGGTGCGGTCAGGCGATCCAATGTCGCCCGAATAGCTTACGCTCCCGAACGGACCAGTTTGTTTGATCTGATTGAGCCCCGCCGCAGTAATCAGGGCGTCTTTGTTGATGCCGCTCTGAGCCTGCGCCGTCGCTACCGGGTCGGGAGCCTGTCCGCCACCGCCGAAACACATTTAAGCCGCCTTCGCCCCTGCATCGGGGTAAAACACGAAGCTCCCACCGAAAGGAGTCAGGTGCTTCTTGAAGAATTTAAGCTTGGACAACGCATCAATCGGCGTCCCCACATGGAGAACCAGCGGGACGCCAGTGTTGCGGCAAGCCTGCTTCAGCGCGGCCAGAAGGCGGGTTGCGTGACCAAAAGCCCGAAACTCGGGATGGACGAAAAACCACTGGTCAAAAAAGACCTTTTCGTCCGAATACCACCAAGTGTCTTTGTAGATCGCCACGGAGCCCACCAAACGACCGTGCTGCCTGCAGATCATGCAGCCGCCGTCATTAATGCGTTGGGTGATGACCCCTAGGGCCTTTTCGTCGTTCACTTGACCGACGCCGTTTTCGGCGTGCATGGCCCGGAGAAGTTCGCAAATCTCGGGCAGGTCATCAGGCGTGGCGACTGAAATCATCTATAGCATACCTCCAGGTTCAAAAACCACATCAGTCCCGTACCAGCGGACAGAAATTGTGTTGATCTGCCCCTTGATGCGGACGCTTCCGTAAGTCCCCAAGCCCCCGGTAGATTGCCAAAACAGTGTCGGTACAGGGCCGTCAGCCCAGTAGTAGTCGTCCCACGTCGCGACATCCCAAACCGCCGCCGTCACGGGCGTGGTTGTCGGGATGTTTGTCGGGATGGTGTCGGCAAAATCGACGTTGATGTCGGTCGCGAGCGGCAAATCGCCGTCCGAATTGATGAGCGGGCGGAAAAGCTTGAATTGCTTCAATTGCCCCGGCGCCCCAAAGCTCGAGGCTGCCTGCCGGACGTCCACATTGATGTTATTGCCGTCATCGGCATCCGAAGCCGTGCCGGCCTCGATCACGCTGCCGTCAGTGCCGAAATAAACCAGATTATTGTGGTTCTCCCAGACATTGGCCTGGAGGTCTTTAAACCGGCACCAAGACATGGTTTGGGTGTTCATCACGAATTGCTGCTGGTACGCCCCAGAGCTAACGGGGACATTGAACAGCAGCCAATTCAGCGACGGGACATACTTTAGCTGCCAGCCGGAATGGTCGTGGTAGAGCCTCACCGCGTCGTTAATCGCCGTGCGGATCTTGTCGGTATAGGGCTGCTGCTGGACTAGACCGGATACGACCGCAGAAAGCGGTAAAATCCCTGAGTCCGTGGCGATGATGAGGTCGCCCCCGTACTTCTGCGCGCACCTTTGGCCCAATGGCGCGGAGATGCGGTACACACCCAGAAGCGACCAAGAATTAGCGTCGCCCGGGTCAAGGCCCTGGTAAATGGCGACCTGGCCCTTATCCGAGATAAAGGCGATTAGATCGTCCATCCCCGAACCGCCGTCACGGGTCCAGGTGCCGATGGCTTGAATATAGCCGCCCATGTCGAGCAGGGACGCGAGATTGAACGCTGAAACCGTCCCGCCTATAGCATCCGAATTAGTGTGGTAGACGAACCTGAGCGTGCCCTCTTCCGCGTAGAAAATGCGGCGCTGGAATACTTCTATGTCCGAGAAATTACCGATGGTGGCGGCGGCATAGACCGAACCCGCATACCAATTGGTCCCATCGTAAATCTGGCGTGCGTCGGCGCCATTCACGGCAACCATGAAATTACCGCCAGGCGTGCCAAAATTCCGGTATTGCCATTGGTCCTCGGTAAATCCTGTAGCAACCGTGGCGGTCGTAAGGGCGGTGCCGCTGGCCTGTACCGTTGAGATATTCGTGACGATCCCACCGCAGGCTACGAACATCCGCAGGTTGGCGCCGTTGGAGTACGAGAAGATGGTTTCCACCTGCCCGGCCAGGCCTGAGGCGTAGGTATCCGAACCAGGGCGTGGGCGCACATCCGTCGCTTCGGGGTACCAGTTGTCCATGGCGATGGCGTCGGTCACCGGCATATTTGCCAGCCCGTCGCGTGCGTTCCATCCCCCCACCGGGGCCGGTAGGCTGGTGGGGGATGATACGTTGATCGTCGCCGGCAGGGGGCGAAGGGCTCGACGCACTAGGGCGGGACCTGCGGCCAGTCCCCAAGCGGGACGTTCTCCGCGAGGTAGTAAATACCCTGGCCACCAATGAACAGGACACGCCGGCCTGCATTCTGGCCGGTGTAGCGTTCAATCTGTTCTTCGGCGGATTCCATGTCCTCGGCGTAGGCAAGCCCTTTAGCCTGCTTCCAACGCCAGATCAGCGAGAGCTTGAATAGCTCCTGCGGAATACGGGTCGTGTCCGTATCCGCCGCAAATGCTGTCTGCCCGGTGCCGCTAGAGCTTTGGCACCAGTTCTTGGTAATGTAGTTGAACACCATCGTATGACCGGCGCCCACCGCAGTGGGGCCAACCTTGAGCACATCGGCCTGGATGATGAACTTGTACGGCGGTCCGACTACCGCGAACGATATGTCAGACTGCCACTCCTGGGCGGTCACCGGCCCGATAATGGGCTGGCGCAGATCGCGGTCCCAAAAGGTCTGGTCAACAAACCGCCCGTAATCGGTGGCAATTGAGCCAGTCAGATACCCCTGGTCAATCGTTGACGTAGAAGTGAACTGCGCCAGGAACGTAAGTTCCTGCCACTCATAGCGCCTCGACAACTCATCCCCAGTCGAATTGGCCATCACCAGCAGTTCAAGCACTCGCTGGTCGGAAGATGTCATCACAACAGTGGGCGTACTCATGCCCAACTGCCGCGACACATCCTGGATGAGGTCGAGAAGCGCCATTAGTTGGCTTCAGCCTGTACGCGAGGCTTCGGGCCGGGTTTCTGGCGTTCCTTCGGGGCCGTGATCTGGGCCTTGAGCGCGGCTAGTTCGGCCTTTAGAGATTCCATGGCCTCGTCCTGGGCGCTCATGTTCTTTTTCTTTTCCTGCTCGGACAGGAAACGCTCAGCCTTGCGCTTGAGGGTCAGGGCGCCGTGGAACAGCCGCAGAGCCGCATCAGCCATGCCGGCCACATCCTCGACGGTCTGGAAGCCATAGGCACGGAGCTGGGCAACGAAGTCGATGTTGGCGGATACTTCGCTCCATTGGGTGAGCGGGGTGCCCTCGGAGAGGGTTTCGCCCTTCTTGAAGGCGTCGTATTGGCGTGGGAAGCGGGCGCGGTCCTCGGGGCGAACCTTGCCGCCGTACACAGCCAAAGCCTCGCCGGGGCTCTGGATCTTGATCATCTCCACTTTCACGAGGTTGCCAGACACCGGGTCGGCAATTTCGTCCATGTAGAAGATGGGGCGCGCGGTATCTTCTTCCGGCTTGAAACTATTCGAGCCGAAGTCAAACTTTGAGCTATCGAACGTATGAGCGTAGGCGTTCATGCAGCATCCTTGATGTTGTCAATGTGGCACCCGTACTCTCGGGCGATGTCGGGGATCAGCCCAAAGCCGTGGACAATGATCCGGTGGGCATCCAAGCGTTTCCTGGCGAGTGAATCGTTCCGCCACTCCATGAAACGTTGGAATTCATCCCCCTGCGCGAACATGTTGCCGTTGCCGAAATAGCGGCGGTCGCCATCGGCAAAGCCCTTGACGCACATTTCCTTCAGGTCGTGGATCGTTTCGGGCTTGTGGTAGGAGTGAAGCTGCGGCGCCCCATCCTTGCCAAACAGGCCGTTTTCAATCTGAAAATTGCTGTAGCAGCTGTCGAACCCGAACAGATGAATGTTGGTAAAGCCCATCATGTAAAACAGCATTATTGCCCGCATTCCACAGGTTGAACCCGTAGTCGGGACCATGAGGGCCTTTTCCTGGTCGTTTAGGCAGGCCTCGAGCTCAGGCTTAGCCCTGGCGTGCCAGATGTAGTGTTCTGACTTCTCGAACTTGTCGAAGGTTTGCGGAGCGCACTGGGAGCTGATGTAATACCGAACGCCGCTGGTCGGTGTCATGTATCCGGCAGCGTTTGGGGTCGGCTCTAGCAGTACGCCAGCCCAAGGCTTGATCCACGGAACGCCGTGGGTTTTCGGTAGATTGAGCAAATAGTCCTGGGTGCGGTTGATCACCGCCACCTTGGTCCCGCGCTTCTGCAGGTCACGCAGAACATGCAGGTTATGGCCTAGCGAGGGGCCGCCACCGCAGATCGCGATAGACTGGCCGCTGAACTCCCACGGCGTGATGTTAGGCCACTTACGAGCCTTGGCCCCAAGGCAGTGCTCCTGGAGCTTCCAGCCCACCGCGCGGCCCTCGGTAAAGGGGATCACGTCACGGATTGGCCTAAACTCAGCCGGCGCGTCGGCACGTTCTTTTCGTTTAGCCTCTTTCGCCGCCCGCTTTGCCTCCGCCGCTTGATGGAGGTTGGCAATTGTCCCCTCGAATGACGACGGGTCAAAAGCAAGCGACACCGGCTCCTGGATTTTGAATCCATCGTCCAGTGTGAGGCCGGAAAGGGCGTGAGAGCGCGGTAGAACCATAGAGAATTGGGAGGGGATTGCTCCCCTCCCTTTCCTTTCGTTACTGCGGGATGCCGGCGCCAGTTTTGACGCAGAAGACCCAGCCGTATTCGTTAGCCGCAAAGGCCGTGGAGCCGTTGCGGAAGTACGCAGTGCCGGAACCGCCGTCCACCGAGGTGGCGAGGCAGCTCACGGTCGTAAGGTCCACGGTGCAGTACAGAGAATTGCCGATGACACCCGAAGCTTTGATGTACATGGCAACTTTGCCGATGCGGGCAGCGATGTTGTCGCTGTTGATCTTCACAACCGTACCCACCGCGAACAGCGGGTCGGTCGTTTTGACTTCCAGCGATCCAGCCGCAATCAGCGGATCAGTTGAGTAAGTACCAGCAGTCATGTGTGCAGTCCTCCTTAGGTGTTCGTGCCGACGCCCTGGAGGAACCGATTGCTCACGGTCATATTGCCCGCGAAGCCAATCAGTCGAACCAAGGCATCCTGGTTGACGGAGAACCGGTCATCCCCAATTGGAACCATGTTTCGCCGGCTGTGAGGCCGGAAGAAAATGTAGTTCGTGTTGAGGAAGTACATGTGATCCGCCGGGCAGTTACCGCCGTAACCACCGTCCAGCACCACATCCGAGTTCATGTACTTCAGGGAGACGAACCCGGCCTGGGCAGTCTCGTCCGAAGCCACGCGCTGAATCACCTGAAGCTCTTTCAGGTAACGGGTGTAGGTGTTGTTGTCGGCAATGATCAGGTCAGGGACATCATTGCCACGAACCAGCTTGGTATAGAGGCTGTTCATCGCCCCCAAGATCGAGCCGTTCGCAGCCGTGCCGAACGCGGCCTGCTGGTTCTGCCAAAAGCTCCAGGTCGAGGCCGAAATGCCGCCCACGGTTGGGGTGGACGGGCTGTCGGACACGAGCAGCTGAAGGCCGCCGATCTGCTTGGAACCCGATGCGGTCCCGTCCGAATACATATCCAGGGACAGGTTGTTCGCCATGGTGCGTTCCGCGTTGCGGATGCGCGATTCCAGCAGGTCGATGATGCGTTCTTCGCCCGCGTTCTGGAGTTCTTCCAGGCCGGAGATGGTGATAGCCACCGCCGCCTGTTTGTAGTTGTAGCTCGCGGAGGTGAACACCTGCGACGGCGACACATCGAGGGTTTCATACCCCGAGTAACGCTTGTAGGTGCCGTTTTCCGCGTAATCGAGTTCCTGAAGGATCACATCACCGCCGCTGACCGGCTTGATGTTGCCCTTTTTGCTCAGGCGGTTGAGGATCGCGTTGTTTTTAGAAACGTTATCCGCAAGCACGCCGGAGCGGCTCTGAATCGTCGTGGTGACGATTTCTGAAAGGCCGGGAATAGCCATTTTTTACCGCATCCTATTTTCTGGATGCGGGCCTAATTGATCCTCGCGTCTGCTCCGCCCCAAGCTTTCTGGGCGGCCCGCTTGATCGTGGCCCGCAAGTCTGTTGCTGAAGTAGCGTTCCCAGCCTCCGATCCGGGGGCGGGTCCGCTTGGCGCAAAGGACTTGTTGGCAAGCGCGGCTCTCTTGGCTCTCTCCTGTTTCTCCAGGTCGGCTCGGATTCGCTCCTGGTCGGCTTTAGCGACCTGCGCCGAAACGCCATCATTTGTGCGGATGGCGATGTTGTAGGCTCGGTCGAGAAGCTTGGGGACTGAATCCGTGGGGAACTGGTTGCGGAGAGCGGGCACCAGGTTAAACACGTCCTCGCGCACAGCATCGAAATACGGACGGCTGGGATTGCCGGAGGCGTCCTTAGCCTCGGCAAACTCAGCAATCTGCTGTTCAATGGTCGCG